AGTTCTGCGGTGTGAGCGGTTTGGATAATCTTCTTTTCAGGGAACTTACCCAAGAACCAGCTTGGCAAGAGGTAAGAGGCAAACTCAGATTTGGTATGCCGTGGAGGCATGTTAATGATCAATCGCTTTAGCGATCCATTAGCCACACGCTCAAAGGCATCAGCCATGATTGCGTGGTGTCTTCCTGAAATGAATACAGGCCACATCTGCTTGGCAAAGAACAGAAACGACTCTCTGCATCTTTCAACCCGATCCATCTCCAGCAAAGCGGTAATCTTTGCTCTTTCTGTTTCCGGCACTTTGTCCACAATTTGCAAAAAGCTGGAAACTTCTGTCTGCGTGAGGAGACTCATAGCTTTCCAATCTCCTTTACGGAGCGGTCTTTAAGAACCACAGAACGAAACTTGTACGGGCGGTTCTCAAGGTGGCCTTGTTCTTTTAGCTTATGGATGATCCTGTGGATGTTTGACTTTGAGCTCAAGCCTATGCCTTTAGCAATTACATCATAGCTAGGCGACACACCGTGTAAACGGGTGTACACCTTTATGAAGTCATAGACGAGCTTTCCTTTTTCGGTCATGTTAGTAGTGTAAACGCAAATACGAACGTTCGCATTTGTTTTTGAAAATTTTATATTGGGGTTGTGGGTGTTGTAAGAAAACAACAGGGGGTGGGTAGCTAGGATTTGAATGAGTGGAATAGAGCGTAACGTCCGAGCATGCGACACGGCCAAAAGAGGGGGCTGGGGGCACGGTGGGGTCAGCCATACTCGATATCCGCGCACCGCGAAACCCAGCAAAATAGTATCAACATAATACTTAATACCCTCCGACACACTCAGCGTTTAAACATACTCTGATGCGTTTAAACATACTACTGCAAAGCAGGGATCACATACCGCCAAAGTATCTGCAGAGTATCTTTGGAGTATCAGGTAATGCCCTTTGAGTTGATTAACTGGAGGTGACCGGACAATTCTTTTTTGAGTTGTGCGGCAGAGGGAGCAGCTTTTGTAGTGTCTTCCTCCTTCACCGTGAACAGTCCCGATGCCTTCCCCATTAGCTCCAAGGCCTTCAGCCTGCTACTCTCTTGCTTGGCACCCTGTGCCATAGCCAAGAGGCTTTTCAGTACATACCGCTTTGTTGCCACCACATCATCAGAGAGGTGCTCGATGGTTTCTCCCCATGCCTCCTCCAGCATCTTGCTTATGACTGGGTGCTTTGTCAGCCTATACGCTGAGGCGCTGAGCGCCCTGTCATTTGAGGTGTCGTTTGGGTATGCCTCTCTGTAGGCTTCGATGTTGGTCTTCCCTGCGGTCTTTGCTGCTACAAAGGCTAGTTGGTTGGTGGTGAGCTTCCTCATAGGTGTTACTGCCCCTACGGGTTTTCCGTCACTGCGTAATGGTGGTGCAGGGGAGTCAAGGGCAGCCTGTTCCGCTTCGCTCAGGGGTTCAGCGGGGTTTTCATTCGGGGTCTCGCTGATGGCGTTCAGCATCTTGAGGTAGTCACTGTCGGTCTTCATGGTCATGTGCCTTTGCTGTCGGGCTGTCGCCCTGCTGATGGTGCCCCGTGTAAACGGGGATCGACTGTTCGCACCCATTGTAAGTTATCCACAGGCTGTGGACAAGTCAAAAGTTATCCACAGCTTATACCCAAGTGCTGTAAGTTCCACGTAAGTTTCACGTAAGTTCCACGTCAGTTTCACGTAAGAAAGGCGATAGAGCCACGATCTCGAGGCGGGTAAGGGGGTAGGTGCTTAGACCCCCTAAAGTGGCTCAGATCCGTTCAAAATCTGACAAGTGCCACTTTTTTAAGCACATTTTGAGCGTAGTTGGCACGGCTTGTGCTACGCGCGTATCGCGCGATCTTATGGTTGCCTCATTGCCCTGATGAGTGCCTGTGGCACAGGCCAAATGAATAACCCTACGGTTTAGTCAACCAAATACAGATAGTTGTTGACAGGCTATATCGTTCAGGCAGAATTCATTCCATTGCAGAACGCAATTGCTCTTAGACCCCAGATCAGGCCACGGCTGGGATAGACAGATGGAATGACGGGCACCGTTTAAATGGCCGTGCCTTGAGGTGATTCGCTGCACCAAGAAAAGAAACCAGCGACCCTGTAATGGGCTTTCCAAAGAGAGTCCATCACAGGGTGCTATTACCCTGCTACAGAGAGAAACACCATGACAAACGCACAGATCAACAAAGCATTCGCCGCCCTCCAAGCCATCGGCGCACCAGTGTTCTGCCAACCTGACTGGTTCGTGATAAGCGCAGAAGACAACTACATCAAGGGCACCTTTGACTACAAGCTTTGGGCTGACGCCGATTCGGACTACATGGATCCCGAGATAGTTGCCATCCTTGCCAAGAACAAGCTTGGTTATGAGTGGTATGACGGTGGCACCGCCAAGATCTTTGCCGCCTGACAGTACAGCGACAAGCCTACGGGCTTGTCAGTGCGCTGTTGCACTTCTTTGCTTGAAAGGCAAACCATGTTCCATATCCCTGCTCACCTCAATACTCAAAACCCTCCCGCTCAATTCACCCCGAAAGGCTAAGACCATGCAGAAACTCATTGCCCAGTACCGTTTGGCACCTTCACACAACCGTGCTGCCAAGGTCATGGCCTACCACCACAAACATCCCTTTGCTGAGTTGTTTTTGGATGAGGCTGACCGCCAAACCCTGCGCTCACTAGTGGGTGAGGCCTGACATTTCAGCCACTTGCCCCGCTGGTCGGGGCTTGTGAGTGCAATGTCGCACTACCTTGGAGAGACCATGAAAACAGACACCATTGAATACAACGTCAGCCGATTCCTGATTGCCGCCTTGATCAACGCCGATGTGTCGGGGTTGGATGATGAGGACGCCGCCGCCTTGGAGGACTTTGAACTGGAGGTTCAGTTCCACGCCCCTGCGGGGTTCAAGTTCGGGCACTTTGCCTTTGACTCCTCAGAGGATGATCAGCATGAAAACTTCCGCACCTGCGAGGTGACCAACCTGCTGTCCGACACCGCCACTTTGACCGCTGTTTATGTGGAGGTGCAGGCATGAACAAGTACCGCTTTTGGATGGAAGTGCGAGACGAACTGACGGGCGAGGTCACTTACCTTGAGTGGACGGGGCTTACCCTGACCGCCGCCAAGGTAATGTACAAGGCGACCGCGAACAACTACGGGGTTGCGTACAACCCACCTGCAAAGTCCTTTGGGTGGGAGGAGATGAAATGATCAACGCCATTGCCGAGTACCTTGACTCCCTCACTGACGCCGAGGCTCTCGCTGAGGCTCAAGCCCTGATTGACCAACTCACTGGAGAATGACCATGTATACCGCTCAAGTAAATGCCTTTGGCAACGTGATTGTCTGCAAGGGTGATACCGTTCGCAATTCCTACCGCATCGTTTACACGGGTACCTATGCGGAGTGCCTCGACATCAAGGCGAGGGGATGGAAATGAAGCCAGTAGCCCTTCTTTTGCGTGACCTGCTGGGCGCGGTTTTCATTGCCGCGCTTATCGGTTGGCCTTTCTTGGTGTGGCTTTGGAGGCAATAAAGTACAGCCCCGCCGTGCGGGGTTGTGCTGTGGTGCCTTACCACGTTGGCGCTTTTGCCATATTTTTGGAGATGATGATGGACGATGTTCAATTTGCCACCCGCGAGGAGTGGTTGTGTGCGGCGGTCGAAGAGTTTCGCGCCGTGTTTGAGGCTGAGGGTTTCCCCATTGCGCAACGTATTCGCGTGTCGTGCGGGTTCCCTTCCAACGCTCGCAGGTCGGGCGCAATCGGTGAGTGCTGGGCTGACACCGCCTCCGCCGATAAGACGATGGAGATCCTTATCTCTCCCGCCATTGCGGACACCCACAAGGTGGTCGAGACGCTGGTACATGAGTTGTGCCACACCACCGCTGGTGCCATGAACCACGGTGTGACCTTCAAGAAGGTCGCTGACGCGCTGGGGCTGCTGCCCTCTGCAACCAAGGGCTACAAAGCCACCTACGGTGGTGACACGTTTAAACAACGATTCACCCCGATGATTGCAAGCTTGGGCGCTTACCCTCACGCCGAGTTGTCCCTGACCACCCGCAAGACGCAGGCTACCCGCATGCTCAAGGCTATCTGCCCTGCCTGTGGATACACCGTGCGGCTGACGGCTA